GATAGAGTTTAAGTCAAAGTGAAACTGTCTAAAGATTTCTTCAAGACTTTGGTCAAACACGTTAGCATCTGCCATAAATCTAGCTAGTCTTTCTTTTTGTTCGGGGTCAGGATTGTCTGTAGTAGCGTGCCATTCAATTCCACGCCTAAAAACTTCTCCTGTAATGTGATTCAAGGGAGCTCGTATTTCTTCTACTGAGTATGCTATTGTTTGAATGTCTTGCACCATTTGCTGACGATATGCCATTTGATGTCTGACCCACGTATTTACAACGTGGTCTAATCCCATAGTAGGTGCTGTTCCTGTATCTCCTGTTGCCTTCTGCATCATTTGCAACATGTTGATTTGACTATTTAAGTCAGTCATTTGCTGTGCAATTTTTGGAACTTCAGGTAAGTAGTCTCCGAGCTTCATATATTATTCCTTAGTTAAGTTATCAAAGTCAGTTATAGTAGATGTAATCTTAAGATTATATTCCATCGCCTTTAACTTTATAATTGCGTCCTCACTCATTCCTTTGTAAGGTTCTTCTTTTTTATTAGTCTCTTCTTTTATTTTACTAATTTCATCTTTAAGTTTAGCAATTTCAGCATCTTTTTCTTCTAACTCATATGAGTTGTCACTTCCAAAATCTACGTTCTCTAAGACTCCAAGTCTTGCTGCTTCTTTAATTAAAGCAGTAAAAGCACTTTCAGTTAAGATGGATATGGCTTCATTATCATCTGGAATGTCATCTTCCATACTTACATCTTTAAGTGCTTCATGCCACGTATCTAAAATACGCCACGTTTTACTTGTTTCATCTCTTACAGCTATATACTGAACTTCTCTGTCTCTAAGCAAACTGTTATACATCTATGCTCCTTTTATATTATTTTCTTTTGTAGACACTCCCACCTAGTATCACTTTGATGGTTCCAAATATAAATCTAATTAATTTGATTAGTATCTTACTTATCATTTATCTAAGTTTATCATCTAAGAACTTTAACAGTTTACTTAGACGACCTACCTTTCTTGCTACCTTTTTTGAATATTCAGCACGACTACCCACACCACCAGCTTTACGTTTCTTGCGATTAGTAGCAGCTTTTTGTGATGCTGTTAACCCTTGACGTACTTTTTTAGGTAGATATCTACCACGTTTACTCTTAGGTTTCTTTTTATCTTTAGTAGTAACGTAATCCCAATCTTGGTCAGTCCAGCTACTAAGAGACCTTTGTCCTTTAGTTTTAGCCATTATTTTCTATAACCTCCACCAGCTTTCTTATATCTCTGTGCAAGTAGTTGAGCTTTACGTGCAGACCATTGTCCTGGTGCACCACCCTTACTTCCAGCTTTGATAGCAGCAAACTGTCGTTTCCTCATGGCAGGCTTAGTATAATTACCAGCTTTATTCACGGTAGATTTTTTTCTTTTTCCTTTTATTATATCAGTAAAGATACCGATAGCTTTGTTAAGCAACATGACACATACTCCATCCACATGTTTTACATGTTTCACAACCTGATTCCATTACAACTATTGCATTGTCACAGCAATCGTATTCAGTGCTAATCCCTGTTTCACTTTTTTCTGTCACGTCAATGTCTAATGTCATTTGGTCTTTTGTATTTTCTTTTTCATCAGTCCCTTTAACCAAGACTTCTTTTTCCCGACTTCCAGCTCTATAGACTGTAATACCCTTACAACCCAATCTCCAAGCAGATAAGTAAGCCGACTCAACATCAGCGATGGATGCTTCATTAGGAAAGTTAATTGTCTTTGAGATACCTGAGTCACAATCTTCCTGAAATACTGCTTGCATCCCAACGTGGTCTTCAGCAGAGATTTCTGGAGCTGTGACATATATTTCTTTAGCCCATGGTGGTACATCTTCTCTTGATTCTAAGGAACCTCCCTGAGATAGATGTTCCATCAAATCTTCCGAATAGAAATCATTTGCCTTTGCATCTGCCTCAAAATATTTATTTACGTAGTAGAGAGTCTTACCTTCTAAAATGTTTGCTTTTTTCCAAGCTAACGCAAATGTTGGCTCAACACCACTTGATGTGTCGGCTAACATAGATATAGTTCCTGTTGGAGCTACTGTTAATCTACAAGCGTTTCTATATTTTTCATCTTCTCCGTAGTCACTTTTTTCCCATGCAGGAAATGTTCCACGTTCTTTAGCTAATTTCATTGATTGTTCATCAGCCTTTTCTCTAATAAAAGACATGATTTGTTTTCCTAATTCTCTACCCTCTATACTATTATACTTAATTCGTAGCTGAATTAGCAGGTCTGCAAACCCCATAACACCTAAACCTATCTTTCTAGTAGCTTTAGTCATTTTTTCTATTTCTGGAGTAGCGTACTTGTTTGCATCAATTACGTTATCTAAGAAATGTACAGATGTTTTTACAACTTTTTCTAGCTCTGCCCAATCTACATCATTGTGAGAATTGTGGAAGAACTTGGCTAGATTGATTGAGCCTAAGTTACAGGATTCATTTCCTAATAAAGGTTGTTCACCACATGGATTAGTTGCAATCATTTCGCCATATTCTTCTATAACATGATTGTCTTTGTTAACATTGTCTAAGAATATCATCCCTGGTTCACCGTTTCTCCAAGCACCATAAATGATTTTATCAAATACTTCTCTAGCATCTAATTCACCCACAACTTCTTTTGTGTTTGGATTAATTAAAGGATACTTTACTCTAGCTTCTACTGCTTTCATAAAGTCGGCATCTACTCCAACAGAAATGTTGAAGTTGTGGATGTCTCCCTCTACCTTCTTACAATCAATAAATTCTAATATATCTGGGTGGTAGACTGACATTACTGCCATATTCGCACCATCTCTCTTACCACCTTGTGTAATCATAGATGATACTCTAGATAGTGTCTGTAATACTTGAATCGGACCACAAGCAATACCATGAGTTGTTTTGATTCGGTCACCCCTTGGTCTTAGTTTAGATAAAGAGAAACCTGTTCCCCCACCAAACTTTTGTACCATAGCTATATCATGGGCTGTTTTCATAATATCTTCCATACTATCTTCTAAAGGTAATACAAAACATGCAGACAAGGTGCCTTGTTCTGTGCCAGCATTCATAAGTGTAGGAGAGTTCGGGATAAATTTTAGTCCTTTCATCATTCCTATAAAGTCCAATGCTGTCAAAGATGCATCAGCATCCATTCTTCCATATTCTGTATCAATTTTTGATATGGCTATACCAACTCTTTCAAACATGTCATCTGCTGTTTCAATGACTTCGTTGTTTTCATTTTTTAAATAGTATCGGCTTTGTGCCACTGTTTCTGCTTGTGTTGTTAATGTTGTCATTTTATAATTTCTCCTATCCTCTGTGACCACAGTAAATGCAAAGTTTTCTTTCTGGAACCCAAAAATTGGGGGTGCAAACCATCTCCGTACAATTAGGATTCGGAGCTTTTTCGCTTGTTACTTCTTTCTGATTAACAGGTTTGAAGTCTAAACTCATCTTCTTCTTTAACTCTTCTGCACTATTTTCTTCTTGTCCTGAAGGGTCTACTGCGTCTAACCAATCAGATGCACTACCTAAAGATTCATATCTATACAAAGTTGTTTCATATGCAGCTTGAAGTGCCATTGCTATTGAAAAGAAAGCATCACCGTGACCCATAGGGGTTTCAGGAGCTTTTAATTCATTACTTACAGAAACAATTTGTTCTTTTTGCCTAGAGTCTTGAACCAACGTTAAATTACTTTTACTAACGTATTCTTCAAAGATTTGAGCCATGGTTCGTTTACTCTTCAAAGTGAAGTGCATCGCATGCCATACAGGGTCTAATCCCCTATCCTCAAGTTCACCTCTAGTATTATCTATGTAACCTTTTTCTAAGTCAAAGTTTTTTGCAATATCATTTAGATATTCTATTTGGTCAGAGTAACTCCAACCATCTAACCAAGACTGGTGCACTTGTTCTAACTTCTCTCCTACTCTTCTGAAGATAACTAAATGTGATGGGTGTCTTTTTTTACCCACGTCAAACCCTGCAAAAAGCTGTTCGTGTTCATCTTTCTTTTTGTAGATGTTTGATGCAGGATGATTCCTAAGAGTTGCATCCTCGCAATTAGTTATTTCCTCTTCATTAAAATAGGCTTCAGTCGCAAAATGTGGCTGCAATAAAAACTCTGAAGCGAATGATTTTGGTCTTGCCTCTTGTTGTTGCAATAACCATTCTTCATTGTATAGCTCAGGCATTAAGACTCTTCTGTTTGGTACAGGGTCTAGAGCTGGTAATACTCGTGATTTGAATCTATCATCTTTTTGTAACTTGGTAAGTAAATCACCAGGCATCATAGGTGTTCCCAAGACAACAACTGGGACACCTTTCAACGGAATGAATAAACTTTCCGTCATGAAGTGGTCTTCTACTTTTGTTATTTGACTTGTGTTTAGTGGATTTTCAGGGTCTCTTAATACGTCATCAGCAATCAATGCTCCGTTAACGTGCATACCTCTTTTGAAAGAAAACAATCCACCATGCATAATTTCCATAGGTCTTTTATTAATATAATATCTAAATGAATAATCTGCCTTTGGAGAACGATTATCCATCATTGAAGTTAGAATTGGATTTCTTGAAACTGTTTTATTTATTTCGGATAAATGATATCTTGCCATACCATCACTATAAGATAGATACAAAACAGAACAATCCCTCGGAGCTTTTAAAAGTCGCCATACACTAAATGCATGACCCATAATTGTAGATTTAAAATGGAAACGTGGTAATACTGCTACATAGTTTTGTCCCGTTTCTAAACACTCTTCAATATCTTCAGCTAGTACACCCACATGCCAAGCACCAAAATATTCAGGGTTGTCAAAACTCTGTGACCATATGTCTCTAAGAAATTCATAGAAACTACCCACATGATAATTCTTTTGCTCAATGAGTCCTGATGCTAATCTTGATATTGCATCGCTATATGTTGTTATTTCATTTTGTTTATTTGTCATCTGATGTACTATCACTCACCAATGTTTGTAATCTCAAAGCTATCTTATTTATTATTTCTTGTTCAGATATCTCTTCTACTAAAATATTTAAAACTTCTTGTACAAAGGATAAATTAATCATCCCTTGCATTACTCTACGCTCACCTTCTATTCCCATTTCTAGGGCTTTAGCTGCTTCACCTGCTCGTATAAATTCTAAACCTTTTAGTTCATTGACTGCCTTCCTACGAAGGATGTTATAGTCATCTAAATGTTCTACTTGCATTCTGCGAAGTTTTTGTGCTTCGCTTTCTATTATCTCTTCTTTTGCTTTTGTTTCTGCCTCCACCACCATGTCTTTCCAGTTAAATCTTTTTGCCCACTCGTATATTGCAGGCGTTGATATTTTCATATCGTATCTTGCAGATAATATTTCCGAAATCTCTCGTCCAGACTTTCCACCTAAATATAATTCACGAGCATGATTCCTAACTTCATTAGGTATTTTCTTGGGCATGTTACCGTCCTACATCATAGGCTACGTTACTAAATCCTTGGTCAGCACTTTGTGATTCAATGCTACCCCCAAAAGGTGTTCCATTTGATTGAAGAAATCTACTCATGTCCACTCGTCCTGTCTGATTACTAGTACCATTAAAGCATTGAGGTACTTTTTCTTTAACACCTTTAGACACGACAGTTTTAAATCTCATAGCAATTTCAGGTTTTCTAGTTCCACATATACCAACCCAACCTTCATCTTTAGGACCTAGTGGTTTATAGTGTGGGTTGTCAAGCATTGTCCCGATTGTTCTACTAGCTCCTTTTGGTGTTTCATTATATATACATTTGTAAAAGTCACACCAAACAACTTTAGCGTACTTCTTTTTAAACTCTTCAGCAGTCATTTTTTTCTTCTTACCCCTTTCGGTAGGAAGACTGTCTACTGTTCCTTTAGCAACATATTTAGCCTTTGTATTGTAACGAAATGTAGGCTTATCATTTGCTTTCTTATACCCTTTAGGCACTCCCATTTTCTGTACTCTCCTTTTGTGCATGCAGTGCAATACAAGCTGCATCTGCGTAATCTTGTTCAGTAAAAACATCCCCCCATTTATCAACAGCATATTGCATAATATCTTGTTTAGAGGAGTTCCCTTTACCTATTATATCTTTTTTCCATGTCTTGTTATCTACTAAATAACAAGAAATCTTCTGCTTGTGGCAAGCTAACTGTATCGCAGTGACAACCGAAGCAATTTGAATAGTTGCTTTCGCATTTTGAATGTAAATTGCCTTTTCAATAGCAGATTTCCTTACTTTTATTTTACTTATTTCAGTTTGAAATTTATCAAAGATTTCAGTAATTCTTTCAGTAAAATTAACATTTGTCACATTAATTTTAAATCTATTGACAAGTCTACCCCCGTCATCAATTAATACAGCATGTACGCCTTTGGATGAACAGTCGATTCCCATATACATTATTTTGTAATCCTTAAAGATATAATTCTGCTAACCGTATGAAAAGCTGTTGTATATGAAGCCAATAAACCTTCCAGTCTTAAAACTTCTGCTTGAGCTTCCCTTAGTTGATGTGCGTGGTCTTTAAGATTAGGGTTTGCAGATAAAACTGCACCTTTAACTTGTTCTTTCACCATACGTTTTGCATCAGTATTTTGTTTTACAAATTTATACATGGTGACCGACATAGCTTCATCAAACTGGTCTGCTAATAATTTTGCTTGAGCCTGCACATCTGACAAGGCATACTCTAAATACGATTTGTAATTACCATACATAGTTAGATATTCTTGTAATCCTTCATTAGTTTGTCGCCAGGCTTCGGCAAATTGTAAATGTGGTTTTTCATCCAAGTCCCACTTTAATGAAGGAACATTCATTTTCTTTTCTATTTTTGGATTTTTTGGTTCATCGTCCAACCAAGTTTGTTGTGTCATATTGAGTGTCTCCCAAATACCTCACGTGCAACTACCTCTGCACAAATTGCTACTTTATTTAAATCTAAATCACCAGCAGTTCTAACTCTAGATTCCATATCAATCCAAAATGGTTTTGTCGGAGATAGAGTTTGTTTTAATGTGTCTACTACATTATCAATGTTATCAGGACCTATCCCACCAGCAAAGCCACAAGTAACATCCTTGTAAGGCATTGGAAAAGTGTTAGGTAAAATACCTGCACCTGATGAGGTGTCAAACAGATATTGGATATTTGGAAAATCACCATTGTTTAAGTAATTGTAAATCCATCCGTCATTCACCCCATCAAATTGAAATATAACTTTTTTATTTGATACAGACTCTAAAAACTTTTCTACTGTAAATAATGTCATTTCTGTATCAGTTACACTTTTCATAACAAGCTGATAATAATTTAGACCATGAAAGTTTAATTGTATTCTTTTAAATTCATCTAAATTTATTTTAGACTTATTTTCTAAGGCATCATCTAAATCACCCCCACATAAATGTGCAGATAAATTCATAGGAGTTTTTCCTTTTTCTTCTAATAAATGACTCAACCATTTTGATGTAGGAAATCTTGACCCACCAGATAGTGGAAATAATATACCCCATTCCAAAAATGGATATTCTTTTGATAATTCAACCATACCTCTAACATTAGTTTGGTCATCAGCTCCTGTTACTGTCATATGTTCTATTTTCATAATCTCACCTTTCTGCAATCACAATAAAATTCACCCCCACATTCTGTTGGAGGTGCTTTAAGTGACATTATAGCATAACACCTATCTAAAATTTGATTGAATTTAGCATCATCTTTTTCTACTCTAAAACATTTAAGCTCTTGATTATCTTTATTTTCATACAAAACATATCCTGTAGTAATTCCTAATTTGTTAAGATGTAAATATACTTGTGCTTGAATACCATGAGTTTCTTGAGGACCATCTAAATCTTCAAACAAAGAACCTTTAATAGATTTAAGTTCTAATAAAACAGTGTTTAATTTAGGGTGTCTTAAAATAAAATCAATTCTACCTGATATCAAGGGATTTTCAAATTTACAAGGAACTTCTTGTTTGATTAGAATATTCATCCGTTCAAAATATTTTTTCATTCTATATTCTAAATAACTACCATTATCAAAAATTCTTTGAATCCGAGCACTTAACGGAAGTTCTGGAAGTAAGCCGTTGTATGCTAAGTATAAATATCTATCGCAAGGATTACCAATAACAGACGCATGAAACTTACCTTTCATACCATTACGTTTTTTAGATGCAAGCATAGCGTCTAACTTATTAATTAGCCATTTGTCTTGTCTTTGTTTTTTTATTGGTTTTCGTTTTCCAACGGCTCCAATTTGTCTAATGCCTGCCATAATTCCCTACATATTTTTTGGTGTGTTTTTTCTTTAATATGTATTATATGTTCCACACCTAACTCATATAATTCATTATCTCTTTTACGGTCACGTTTTCTTAGATGTCCATAGACACCATCAGCTTCAACGACTGTTTTTATTTCGTCTATATAAAAGTCCACGGTATATTTACCGAACTCTACTTGATTAGCATATCTAAGACCTGTTACATCTAAACATTGTTCAAGTAATTTTTCTTGTTTTGTATAATCCCTAGGTAACGTCATTTTTTAATATTTCTAATAATTCAGGTTTAGACACAATAAGTTGTTTCAAACCGTTCATACCTTGTGCTTTATCTTCTCCGAAGGTATACCATGCACCAGCTTTTTTAATAATCCCTTGAGTAATCCCATCACGCATGTAACTTTCAATGACATCTATACCACCATCTACTCTAAATGGAACAATAGCAGAAGACCAATTACTACCACCTACTTTAGTTTTTCGTAATCTTACTTCCATATCAAAACCAACTTTTTGGTCTTTATCTGTTAACCACCCACTTCTTTTTACTTCCAGTAGAAAATGTGAAAAGAAACCTTGAGCTAGACCACCAGGCATATTAGCTAAAGCTACGGGACCAATACTAGACCTTACTTGATTAATTGCTACAAATGCACTTCCTTGCCTCAAAGAGTTCATTACTTTAGGTAATGCAGAATTTACAAATCGTGCCTGCCAAGCCATTGGATTAAAACTAAAGTCTTCTTCAAGATTTTGAGCAGGTACTAGTCCTGCAATACTGTCTAGTACTATCACATCAACTCCTGCTTGCATCATTTCTACAATAGTTTCAAATGCTTGTTCCCCACTTTCAGGTTGAGACAATAACATTTCACCTGTATCTAATCCACATTTACCCATCCAATTAGCATCCCAAGATAGTTCTGTATCTATCCAAGCAGCTACACCACCTTCACGTTGCACGTTTGCACATATTTGTGATGCAAGATAAGACTTACCCACATTAGTAGGACCATATATTAAAGTCATTCGTTTCTTAGGTATTCCACCACCTGTTAATTTATCTAAGTTAGGTATACCAAATTCAATACGATTGTATTCAAAACCTGCATCATCACCTTTTACAATGTTTAACTTCTTGTTTCCTAATAATTGTTCAATTACTTTTTTTCTATCCTTTTCCAAGAGTTCTCCTTTTTTGCATTGCTTCTGCCCACGCCATGCAAACAGCCGCACATTGTATTATTTCTTCGTAAACATGTCCTTCATCATCATCATACATTGCTCTTGCAACTTCACCCACTTCTTCTATTAATATAACTAACCATCTTTCATCAGCATGTCCTGATTGGTCACCCCATAATTCATCCTGTCTAAGTCTTTCATACAATACATCTTCTAAAGCTTGTGCTCTATGAAGCTCAGATAAAAAATTTTTTGCTACTTCTTCTGGAGTGTTCATTTGGTATCACTCGATTCTTTCATAATACCTTCTATTTCAGTATCTACTTTTTCAAGTAAACCTTTATAAACTTTGTCTAATGCAATTCCTGCATCTTTTAATTGGTCTTCAATAGGAAGGTCAGTATCTATATCATGTACTTCCATATCCATTCGACCATATTGATTTGTATCTAGGGCTCCTATTCTAAATGTGAAACCTACTTTAACGCCTATTTTTGCCACGGACTATTCCCTTTCGCTTATCTTTTAATTCTTTATGATGACACGCATAACATACTTTAGTCGGTGTCTTTTCAAATTTTTTCTTATTTAATTTTTTATCACATCCACCACAAGTTGTCCAATTACGGTGTGCCATTTTCTGCCTCTTCTTTTGCTATTAACATTTCTATGTATCTTTTTGCCTTGTATAAATCTTGTAAACCGTCTTTATATTTCCACCTAGTTATATACTTTATTACATTCCCTTCTGCAAATCCCATATCGTTATCGTGTATGTAATCAAAAGGTTCAATTGTAAAATCATAATGCACAGGCTTTTTACTGTACGATTCTATAAAACTATATTTTTTATTTTCACTCAAGTGTAATCTCCTACATGATATCTAATACATTCTTTTGGCACATCTTTTATAGGTATTGCATAACCTTTAGATTGATATAAATTATCTGTACCTATCTTCTTTTCATTATATCTTGTTTTATTGTCTAGAAACCATTTTTGAATAAGTCCTGTGTCTAAGACATATAACTGCCCCATTTCAATAAAATAATAAAAAATGAAATCAGCTTCTGTTTTTAAGAAACATCCCAAAGTATTTTTAGAAACATTACTAATAGTTTCAAAGAAAAAGTTCCCTGACGTATATGTATCTGTTTTTACTTCTACTGTTAGTTCTTTGTCGTCAGGTTTTACACTCCATAATAAATCTATATCTTTAACTTGATAAGGCTTATCATCTTGCACGTCCCACACACCTGTTGTTTTAGGTAATGTATATAACCACTCTATAATGTGAAACACACCACGTTCACCTAATGCTTTTTGGTCTTTCCAGCTATGGTCTAATTTTCCTGTTACCATTCTACCCATTCCTCGCTTTCTTGTTCTGTTGTTATTAATTCGCTTGCATCTTTTTTAGTTGCCCAAGAAGGTTCACACACTTCCATATCAACATCTAAAGGGATACCTAGAGTATTTACTTTAAGTAATTCCCTTATTTTTGGCAACACCTCTTGAACTTCATTTTTATCTATCTCACATATCACTTCATCGTGCACCTGTAATAATAGATTGCTTTTCTTATCTTTTAGATATTTATGTATCTCTATCATACGTTCACTCATAATATCTGCACTGGTACCTTGGACTAAATAGTTAACTCCTTTGTAGCCAAAATTTTTATCAATCCTATATATTCTGCCATACCTATTCTTTACCCACCCCTTTGTTTCTACTTTTTTCACTACATTGTCAAAAAATTGTCTAGAACCTTGAATACCTTCAAAATATCTTTTCTTATAATCTCCTGCTTCGTCTGGAGTAACATTTAATTGTGTAGCAAGCTTTGCATTACCTATTCCATATATAGTTCCAAATGTAATTGCCTTTGCTGTTTGTCTATAATATTTATATTCTTTGTGATTTTCATCAACTTTAAAAGCCAATTTAGCAGCCTCACCATGAAAATCCACATCACTTTGGTGCAACATCTTTTTTACTGCTTCGTTGTGCATGGCAATATAACTTAGGAAAACTCTAACTTCCATTTGAGAGTAATCAAAACTTACTAGATATGTGTTTTCTCTAGGTATAATTAGTCTACGTAGTGAGATTTGATTATTAGACTTTTCATCAAAAGACTCGTCTCCAATAAAAGCCCATGTCTTTATGACATCGTTACTCAACTCTACACTCTTGCCACCCTTAGCTGATATGACTGCATCTACTCTATTTTTTACAGTAGCCAAATCTTCGTCTGTTAATTCTACATCTGTCACCTTAAAGTGGTTTCGGGGTACATTTTGCAGGTTTGGGTTTCTAGAAGATAATCTACCTGTTACTGTTCCCCAATTACAAAAGTCGGTGTGTAAGTCCATGCCGTTTTCATTATCAAAGGGTTCTAAGTAAGTAGACCTAAGTTTTTCTAGTGTTCGCCACTGTCTAACTAACCCTGCAATAGGATGATTAATTTGTGCTAGAGCTGCTTCATTCCATGAGTCTTGCCCCTTAGCAGTTTTTTGTGGGGAGCTAATACCTAGACTTTTAAATACTGGACCCATTTGTTGTGTGCTTGCAATATTATATTCACCCTCAAACACATCTTTCGTAATATCATTTATGTTTTCTTCTATGTCTTGTTTTCTATTTGCTATAAGTTCTGTAGCTTTCTTAACATAACTCGTATCAACCTTCACACCTTTGTTCTCCATTTCAAATAAAACTCGTGTAAGTTCTATTTGTAACTTCCATATGCTTTCTTGTTCTGTTTCTTTTATCTTGTCTAAGCAATCAAGGTATACTTTCCTGGTATAAAATACATCTTTTTCACAATAAGGTCCCAGTACATCAATCGGTGCTTTACTAAAATCTTTTGTCCATCCACCACTACGTAATATCTTCTTGGTGTCCAAATCATATTGTGCATGCTCGATGCCATATCTTCTTTTGATTGTTTCGGTTAGTGCTAACATATTAATATTGCTATGTTCAGTCAATCGCACCATTGGTAGAACATCTATAATATCTTTATTAGAAATGTCTAAACCTTCTTTCTGTAAGAATCGGATGTCGAATTTAGCATTATAAGCTACTAGTGTTTCGGCTCTCGCTGAAAACATATCTATTAGCATTTTTATTTGTCCATCAGAAAGATTTACTAATCCAAAAGGCATATGCCTATATGGAAAATAAAAAGTGTCTGATGAATTTAATAATCCGACTCCGATTCCACAGAGTTGATTGTAGCCGTGTCCATCTAACCCATTTGTTTCAACGTCTACAAAGAAGAACGTGTCCTCATGCAAACGTTGTAATGTGTCATCAAATGTATCAGGTTGTACAATCATAAGAACCTTTACTCAAACAAGTTATCGGCAGATTGTTCTGCTTCGGTTCCTGCCTTTACACCCCAAGTGTCAATACAGTATTGAGTTATTGAAGGTAGGTTAGCAATTTCTGCTTGTTTATCAGCAGGTATTTCTAACTCCCTTGCAAGCGATGTAATGTGGTAGCTTGTATCTAAACCTGCCCCCATCCTTTTAATTCGGATAGGTGATTTGTTTAGACTACCTTCATCTTCATAGATTTCTTCTAACTGTCCGAAGACAATATCCCCTCGTCCAAAACCTAATTTGATGACCTTGAAGTCATTTACTACTTCTTTGAACATCTCTTTACCACTTTTGCCTTGCACAGGCTCCCAAGATTCCACTCTTCTTTCATTGTGGAATACCTCATCAACGTATGCCCAAAAAGCAAATTGTTGTTTTGGTGAAACACCTTCTGGAATGCCGTCAATGGTCAGTCCTTCAGGTAGTGCGAAGTCGTCTTTTTCTGCATCAAATACAGAATCAAGAACAGTTTTAAAAGTGTTACCGTCTCTATATTGGTAAACTTTAATGTAAGTCATTGCAGTATCATCAGTGTGACCTGTTGCTACTGATTTAATCAAGGCTTGGTCGCCATCTTTGAACCAAAGCTCTGATTGATTATTGTTGACAGTGGCTGGAGCGTTAACTTGCTTTCGCCTCTGTGAAATCATGGATATACCACCCATTTTTTCCTCCTTGAGCCTTTTAAAAAAAGCTTCTATTTGCTATTACTTCTTTGAGTAATGCTTGGTTGTTTATTTCTTGTACATCTTTGTACATGTTTGGCAACTCTATAACTGATGTAAGCACACTACTTGAAAGCATTGTTGTTGCTTTTTCAGCAGCTCGTTGCCCTGCTACATCATTGTCAAAACATAACACAATCTCTTCGATTTTTAAAGACCTTAGTAGATTGCATTGTTCTTTTGACATCGTTGCTCCTAATATTGCTACACTAGGTAGTCCGTGTTGCCACAACCACATAGTATCTAAAGCACCTTCAGTCACACATAAGACGTGTTTTTCAACGTTAACTAGCTTATGTGCTCCGAACAACACTTTAGATTTCTGAAACTTGTAGGAATACATATACTTAGGTATAGCTTTTTGCCTACGAGCAACCCACCCCACTAATTTGTTTTGCGTGTTATGAATAGGAATAATTAAGTCACCCCAATTATTAGTACCACACCCCCAAAACTTCAATATGCTTTCAGTAAACCCTCTATCATAAATCCATTTTGGAAATTTATTAGGTATAAAGTCAGGTATAAAAACATCTTCTATTTCTTCATCTACTTTAGTAATGTCGATATCATCAAAGATATCTAAACTCAAACTTGGTTTTGGTGTCAAAACTTCTGTTAGTTGTATATCATTATAATTTAAATGTTTCTTAAGAAATGTTTTTAATGACCCCTGCCCACAACCTGCAAAACAAATCCACACACCTTTATCAATGTTGATTGCACAGGACGCTACGTTATCCTCATGAAAAGGACACTTGATTGAAAATTCATCTATGCCTAAAGGCACATCAATTCCAACTTTTTCTAACGCCTCTATCCAATCAATCATTATTTACTTTCTTTAATTTTATTAATTACGTCCCAGTATTCTCTCATCAAAGCACTCTGTTCTTTTTTTGAAATCTTTCCATCCTCAACAGCTTTAACTGCTACATCAACCAATTGTATAACTTCAGGTAGAACATCCTTGTACTTTTTGAAAAGACCCCAGTACTTGAAAATCATTGTAATCAAAACTCTATCTCCTCACTTATAGACTCGTTTATTTCTTCAATATGCCCCTTATCAACATCCCATCGTAATAACGATGTATCAGAAGGTAATATACCATCCCGATACTTCTGATATTGTACCATGCGTTGTTCATCAGATTCTTCTACTTTAGCCATTGCTATGGCTACATCAGAAGCTCTAATTAGGGCATCCCCAAAAGCTACTTGGTCGACTCTAGGTGGCGTGAATATATCAGCCGCCTCTCTCGTAGCTTGCGTTGAGACAAATATTGGTTTATTGGTAGCTAGGCAGATATTTTTCATGCCATAAAACAAACTGTGGTTTTGCTCCCACATCGCTTTTCTACCATCACCACTTGATACTAAGTAGATACCATCTACTACAACAAAGTCAGGATTATGTTTTCTTATCAATGCTTGTATACTACCTATAGATATTGTTGACTCACCTTCAATGTGGTCACATACTAATAAGTTTTTTTCGTCTAGTCCTTCTAAGAACTCTTTATATTTTTCTTTATCTATAGGGTCACCATTTCTTAAAGCCTTATGTGAAAAATCATACCCTTTTGCATGTGCCATGATTACATCCATACGTAGATTAATTGCAGATGTAGGCATTTCACTTGATATAAATAAAGTTCGGTATCCTTTCATAATTGCAATAGCTGCAGTTTGTATACACATCCAAGTTTTACCTACAGTTGGTCTAGCAAAGAAAGATATTAAATCAGCAGGTTGCCACCCTACGCCTGTTCGGTTGATGTTTGCAAAAGGTGTTGGTATACCCATAAGACCATCACCTAATTTTCGCATTTTTATTTTCTTTTCATATTCATCTAATCTATCTAATTTACTAGAATCGTAATATGTAACATCTTCATCATAGACTACGTTAATATCTTCAAGACCATCCATAATTTTAGCCAATGCCATCTTAGGGTCAGTCTTTAAATTTTCTTTATTTCTTTGGAATGATTCAACTACTTTTCTAAATATGACTTGTTTTCTAAATTCTTGTGTAAGATATCCAAAATCAGTAGATGGAACATTAATGTCTAAATCTGGGAAATTTTCTGCCAAGACTTTTTTACTTGGGAAATCTTGAAAATCGTCATAAAAATTTGTTATGAAACTAAATGCTTTCCCATGTACTGCAAAATCTTTTGATTTGAATGGAAAGTCATCTAATGTCGATTTCTCTTTTATATTTAATATAATTCCTGATTCTACGTATTCGTAATTTTCCATTAGTCCTCTGTTCTGTATACTGACCTATTGCTATCATCTAAAACATAACACCTTCGATTCTTTTCTTCTGCCATAAGGTCAGCTATTTTTTTAGCTTCTTCTAAACCCTCAACAGATTCTTTTACACCGATTGGTTTATCTGTTAAAGAGTTAATTGCTATTATTCTATATTTTTTCATCTTCGGTGTCAATTCAGTATTTCTGATGAAGCCACCTTTTCTTGTCCTTCTAACCATTTTTCAAATCTCTCTTCTAGTGTTTTTAATTCTTGTGTTTGTCGTGCATTTGGAAACCATGTAGCCTTTAATACATTATATCGCATCCAAGCTTGTTTCACTTTTGCTGTACCCTTACTAATTACATGCCAATATAATTTTGGGTCATGTTGAGTTTGATATCTTTCAAAGGAATTAATAAAATTTAAAACTGAGAAATATGTAGTGTTCTGACCAATGGCATTATACATACCACAAAGAATTAAATATATATCTTTGGATTCTAATAATTTTTTCAATCCTTTAACTTCATCCCCAACAAATGGAAAGGGGCTTTTATTTTTACCTGTATTTACATTATAAGGTTCAGAATTTAATTGTTCATATAACTCCATAAATTTAAGATGTAAATCCCTGGCATTATAATCTTCAAACTTTTTGTTTTCCATCAATATACGCTTTCAATTTTTCTTTTAAGTTCTGTCTTACTCTATAAGATGACTCACCTAAGTCATTTGTTATTTCTTCCATCGTAAGTCCATCCACACGACTAGCAATAAATGCTTTTTCTTTTTCTGTGAATGTATCATTATTATCAGATAATATGTCATCTAGCAAGAGTAAATTAGAAAAATCTTCGGCGTTTGGGTCTTGTAAAGCTTTCTGTAGTTCATTCGGATTCTGTTCATCATCAGTAACCGAAATAAATGTTTTATCAAAGCTGAGTACTTCTGGGAGTTTATTAGCTTTATTAATTAATGTTATCAAAGTATTTATCATTCCTCGATGAACATAAGTGTGAAAACTAGCTGTGCTTTTGCTACTATCGTATTTTTCAGCACACCTCATTAATACCATTCTTAATTCTTGTATTAAGTCATCTTTATCCATGCCATTAACATAATATTTATTAACAAGCCCTTGAATTTTAGGTTCCCATTTTGTTATTAAACTATCATCTATATGTATTGTCATGTAGCCCAACTAAGTGTTTTATCTTTTCTACCTTTTTGCACACATTCAGCAGAACAATATATGTCGCTAAATCCTTTGCGATAGCCTTGCATAACTGCACTTCTATCTCTTTTAAATTTTATCCTACAAAAAGCACATGTAAGTTCTATTTTGTAATACTCATAGCTACATCTGCCCTTATGTACTTTACGAGTAGATTCTTTTTTGCATACCTCACAAAGTCTGATTTTCTTGGGTCTGGGTGGATTGGGGAAATCTTCTTTTTTTAATAATCTATGTATATATTGTCTACTACAACCTACTTTTTCAGCTATCTCTGCGTTAGACATTAGAGGATTGTTTTTTCTAAGTTTTATTATTTTAGGTTTAAGTTTGTTCATTAAAACGAATCAACGGATGCGTTTGCTCTTTCAAAACTTTCAACTTTCTTTTTTATTAAACGGTTCAAATTTGCCTTTAATAAACTTTCAAAAGTGTTCGTTTCTGACACAGTTCCTATACCTGTTAAGTGTATTCCTGCAGCTTCCATGCGTGCCCATTGTGCATCTGTAAATGATAATGTAATATCAGGCATCTAAATTCTCCTTTAGTTCAGTTATTTCGTTTTTCAATTTTTTAAGTTCAGCAATTAGTGCTACAGAAAGTAAATCATATCGCACTGCTTCAATCTCTCCCTCAACATTAAGTGTTGTAAATTCAGGTAAAATTTCTGCTACCTCTTCGGCAATTAATCCTACATCTGACTTATCATTTGCCTTCCACACAAAATCTTTTGGTTGTAAGTCATATATTCTTTCTGTAGGAACTAATGTTGTATCTTTTATATCTTTTTTATATCTTTTAGAGGATGATTTACTTCTAACTAAATTAAATCCTACACTGGTATCAACAATTAAATCTGTCCCTGTATTTGCTGATAAAGTATCTAAAATCATACCTCCACTATAAAGTCTCATTCTATTAGAGTTACCACTACTACCATCATCTGTGTTAAATTGAATTACTCGACTAGCACCTGACCCAGTAGCTTGTATAAAATTATTACCTGAGCTTAATCCAGCACCCCCAAACACAATACCATTAGTAATGTAAAAATAACCATTGTCATCAATAGTTGCTTCAAAAGTTCCGTTTGATGCAAAACCAATAGAACCATCACTATTGTGGTATATACCTGTATTAGTATCTCCATCAAAAGCAAGAACGGGAGCATTTAAAGAACCACTTCCATATCCTAGTCCTACGTATGGTGCTTCAGTTGTAACTGACCTTCCAATATGATTGATTCCTGATGCCCACTCATAATAAGCTTCTCCGTTTGTATTTAAAGTAGCAAAACCATAAGCTATTATTAATTTACTTGCTTTATCTTTAACTTGACTTTCGTAAGTGCTGTCTTGAACCCAATTTAATCTAACGCTTCCAGATGAATTACCTAAATCAACAAAACAAACATGGAATGCATCAGGAAAACCATCAGGTCCACCACCATCGGTAGAATTTCTTCCTTCTGAATCACGGTCATCAGTAGTATTAAATAATTGAGCACCTGATGAACCTGCTTGTTGATTATTTTCATTGTCTAAAATATATCCATCTATACTATTACCAGGAAGAATTATATATTCCTCACCTTTATATTTTAAAAGACCTTCTTCCCAATGAAGAGAACTATTTAAATTTTCAATTGAACTACCTGTACCACCACCTGTAGCTGGTCTTAATGTACCTGCTCTGAAATTAACATCTATAGTAGGTGGTTCGTGTTCAACAATCTCATCTTCTGCCGTAGAGTAAGCTGATACTTCTGTATTTTGAGCAATCTTTGCAAAAGCTGTTTGTCCCATATTACCTTCGTCTGCTTTAACTAAATTAATTGTGCTAGTTTGCTGTCCCTGACCCTCGGTATAATCAATACTTGATACCATAAAAGATGTTTGATTATCACTAAATGTATTACTGCTTGTAGTATCGATACCTACTAACTTGTTTTTAATTTGAACTAAATGCCCTGTTCGTAAAGGAACAAATATTCTAAATTTATCATCGGCTGAAAAAGTACCACTATTTAAAGTTACTGTAAATGTAGTTGAGCTAGTTGCTGAAACATATCCATAAGCCGCCATACTATTACCTGAAAGTTTCCACGCTACCATACCTACACGTAATCCATATGCTTCAGGGTCTATAGCTGCGTTGTTTGCTGTATTATAAGTGGTCACTACTGTTCCACTACTAGCAACTGCGTTTGCCGTACCATCTATATATTGATAAGGATAATTATTTATTCTTACCGTGCCTCCACGAGTTTCATCTTCATAGGACAAAGCTTCAGATGCGGCAACTCGTATTCCATCAGCGTTTTTATCCATCGGAGATGCTGTGAATACTTTAGGTTTGTTAAAGCCCATCACATCAGCATTATTTATGGTTAGGGACGAAGAATTAAACTCTGCGTAAGAACCATAATCTGTGCTGTTATATATTATTTCTGCTAATCTAAAATGTCCTGTCGTTGGAAAATTAGAGTTAAGGTCAGATACTAACATATAATCTGTTCCTGACGACCAACTATTTAATTTAGTTTGAAATTGTGCTCTACCAACAATTGGTATTATGTGAGATAGCATACTAATTACTTCAGCATCTGCACTATGAGATGCTCTTGAGGTTCCGTTATATCCTCTTTCAACAACTAAATCAGCATCACCACTATCATGCGTGGCTGTTTTTACAAGCATTTCTTCGCTACCTATTTTTATAATCATCCCTGCTTGAATATGGACACCATTTATAGTGCTATCTGTTTTTAATACAACATCTGTTGTAGAGGCACTATCATCAATAGCTGTTTTTAATAATCCACATTTTAGTGTTCCTGAAGTCCAAGAAACAGCAGCTAAGTTTGATTTCACTATAAATTGAGTGGTTGAAATTACTCGTTCAACTCTAAAAATATTATGGTCAAATATTGCACCACCACCACCTTCTTGTTCTTTAAGTCCTGAACTATCGTGTGACATATTTACATTAATTGCTTTTAAGTTAGATGTAGTTGTATTACTAACGGCTGCTGCTGAACCGACATGTGCTCTGTCAACAGTCGCAGTATCAAAATTTAAATTACCTTTAGCTATACCAGTTACTTCTAAAACTTCTGAACTTGTATCAAGTCTTACATGTGTTCCTGAAGATGTAGCTCCAGTAGTTAATCTATGATTTTTATTAACTATTAAATCTGTATTACTAGTAGACATGTTACCTACGGCTGTCGCTACTAATGTTTCTCTTCCAAAAGCTCTACCATTTACATTAGTACCTTGAAATTGTTGAGCGTTTTCAGTTATTTCTCCTGTTGCTCCCAAATGAATATTAGATAATATAAATCTATCGCCTGCTTGTAAAAAATGATTCGTGGCAGTATTTACTATCACTTCATCTTTACTAGCCAAGTTGGTTGTTGCAATACTACTTATTCTTACTTTCCCACAAGGCGTAGAGTTGTTATCATCATTTTCAGGAACTCCAATATATTTCATCCAACTGTTTTCAAAACCGTAGCTTGTGTTAGTAGTTTTTGCTATATCATCATTAAAGTTGTGTCGGTAGGCTCCAGTAGCACTTGAACCGATAGTATTTGCCCACATTCTGACTAACCACCCACCACCTACTTCATCTTTTGTGCTGGTTGTAGGATGGATATTACCTTCTTTACCATCTGTGTATACGTAGTTTCCGTTTACTGTATAATCTCCAGCAAGTGGTCTTTCAGTCCAAGTAAATACTCCTGCACCCACCCCACTTTGCGTACCAATTGCAGTAGGATTTAATCTAGCTATTCTAAGGGGTGCAAATTTTTTACTCTGCCCTTGTGCACTTCCGTCTTTACCACCTTTATCTACAAATTTAATTTGAGCTTCTGAAGCCATGTCAGTTCTTACTCTATCAAAATCAAAGTCAGATAACATTCTTCTAGTCTGCCCACCCTCAGTATCACTTGAACTTAAAGGGAATACTATCTTCATACCATAAGTATCCATGTTAGCTTCTGTATTTGGACGAGTTGCTCTCTTAAAATAGTTCAACATAGGTGTTTGTGTAGCACTCGTAGCTGTTGAAGTAAATTGTGGAGCCAAGTAAAAATCGTGTCCAAAATCTGTTTGGGATACTGAAGCAGATGGATTATTAGTATGTGGTTCAGTAGTGGCAATTTGTTTTATTGCTGCAAGTACAGTTTTACCTGCTTCTTTCGGATGAAAATCTCCAGTTCCTGCCGCAAATTCTATTGTTGATGTTTCAAATTGGTCTGTATCACTCGTTGCAAGGTTTCCTGTTTTACTAGCAAAATCAATCATTTTAGCAATTAGTCTACTACGTCTGTTGTAAGCAGAATCGGTAGTATCCATTCTAATTAATGAATCAGTTCTATAGTCTTTTAATTCATAAAGATTATCATAGCAACGAACCACTAAGATATTACCCATACCCATCACATACTTTTCTTGCACATCTTCTGCAAAACCTGAAAACATTATTTGTTTAGAATAAGCATCAACAATTCTAACTTTCATAAAAGCTGTAATTGTTCCTGTTAAATTACCCTTAGTAGCTGAGGCAGTTCCTGAACGAGGATTGGTTGCTTTATTGATTAAAGTTGCACTAACTTTCATTGGATTGTAAATATTTTCTTGAATACTTATTTCCGTTAATGCGTTGTTACCAGCAGGAGTTTGTGCTTCTACATAATTAGAACCGTTAAAATATTGGAAAGATGCTCTACCTGCATTACTACCTACTATAGACATGTATCCTCCTAGTTTCCTGGTTTATCAACAAAGTCTTGTCTTGCTGCCGCTATAAACTGCATACTAAAATCATATCTGTCTTCTTTAGCAGCATTGACTCCAAATCGTGCACTTTGCACAGCTACTCTATATATACCACCACCCGTATGACTAGCTGCACTATCAATCACATTAGATGAATAACCATTATCACCATTGGCTGGGAATGTAGTATCTCCAACTTCTACTTCTACTAACAAGTCATCTGATGCTGCAAAATCATATACGGCATTTTCAAGTTGATTTTTAAAGGGTATTGTGTAAGTTTCTCCACCAATTGTTAAAGTGGTTGGACTAGGTTGAACAGTGTCCACTACTCCTGATATAGTAACGGATGGTCTAAAAATATTTAAATCTAATAATTCAGGAGATGCACCTGGGATTGGTATTTGAATAGGGGTCTTACCAATATTAACAGCAAACGTATCACACTTTAAAGCAAACTTTATAGTTGCTTCTTTACTGTTAGTGTTATCATGTTCACCATTTCTAAGTAATACTGATAATGTCTCAGTTGAATTTGCTGCTCTTACGTATGCCATTATGGGGTTGACTCCTGCATATCATACATATTTAATGTTTGTTCCATGTTGTTTCGTTCTTGAATTACTTTAGCTTGAGCATCTATCCCTGGTTCTATAACAATTTTAGTTTGAAGATTATTTACAACTGCGTCTGTTACTACACTAGTTAGTAATGCTGTTGGTAATCCACCTAATGCTCCTGCTGTTTTAACTGCAGCTCCAGCACCTTCTAATAAACCTGATTTAAGACCACCTTCTTGAAAAGCCTGTATAGTATCTCTAACTCCAAATCCTGCTGTAACTATTGCTCCAAGACCTGGTATAAATTTAGCTCCTGTGGCTGCTTTACCAAGTAATCCTTTTCCTAATCCACCAAGACCAGGAATTTTAGATAAACCCAACGCAATTTTAGTTATAAGTCCTGAAAAAGGTTTCATTATAAATTTAATAACTGACCCTAATGTGCTCACAACTCTTGCACCAAAGTTTTTAAGTGTTTGAGGAATTAATTTAGATATTGTTTGACCTAAAAACTTTACTACCTCTACAACAGTCTTTACAGCACCTTGAACTAAACCTTTTGTTCCTTTGATAATCATGGCAGGTATACCCTTTATAAAATTTGGGAATCCTTGCGTAACATATTTTAGAATATTACTAAGAAGTGGTGACAGATATTTCTGTACAAGTTTTTGCCCTAATTCAGTTTTAAAGAAAACTTTTGCTAAACTCCATATTCCTGTAATTTTAAGTAATCCATAAGTTGTTAACAACATTACAAGACCTTTTCCAACATTCCCTAGCAGTTTATCAAAAGTTTCTCCCCCACTAAGACCAAAAAAACCAGCAACTGATTTAAACATATCTCCAATAAAACTAAAAATACCTACTACACCATCTACAATATTTTGTGAATATCTTTGAACAAGAGGAATAGCTTTAGCTAATAGTTTTATTAGTGGTAAAAAGAAAGGCACCAGAGGCATTAATAATACGTCTGCTAGTGCACCTAGAATTTGGAATAATGTACCAAAGAGACCAGTAAATATCTGTGACTGTTTAAGAATTGCACCAATACCTAGATTAATACCTAAACTAGTTCTCATGCCTTTAAGACCGTTTTTTCTAATTTCGTTACCTACTTTAAACAGTCTTTCCATGAAACCTGGTTCACCTGAACCTTGGTCGCCACCATTATTTCCACCAGTGGAATCAATCATTAATTTTGCAATTAAATTATCTGCCATATTTATTTAATAAGCCTTAGCGGCTTGTCTCTCCATATCTTCATTTTCTTTTTGTTTCAATGCCGCATTTATACCTACTAAAATAGATATCTCATCATCGGTAGCCTCTTGTATGACTCCGTAAGGTATACCATCTTTTAGTAGCGACAGCACAACCATCCAATATCTATAGGTCACCATTTCATGAGGATTCAGGTCGGATGACCCCCTCAGAACCCTCATCACTCTTTTTTTACTTGGTCAACCTTATCGTCTTCACCAAATGCTGATGGAACTAATCTTTCTAAAGCCCCACCTAATCTAGTGTCTATGCTTAGTAAAAATGTTTCTGTGGTAGCTCCCCAAGGTGCGTTCACTATCATTTCTCTTAAACAACTTCTAACATATTCATCTGCTTGGAAATTTGTATTACCTTTAGAATCAAATTTCATACATTTTGAAATTAACTGATTCCTTTTGCTCCAAGACATTTCTTTAACAGTAACTTCAAAAGAAGCTCCTGTCTCTTCAACTGTTATAGTTTTCTTTTCTGGACCTCTTTTAATCTGATAATCCTCAAGATTAAAGCCATCCGTCTTCAGCTCATCTGACATTAAATGTCCTCCTATTTATTATGGGTATACAGGAAGTGTGTCGAATACCTCGATTTTCATATTCCTAAATACCATATTTACGTCTGCTTGTATTGGATTGTTTCCATCTATCGAATGATTCGCAGATGTAATAAACGCTCCTTGTTCATTTAGACCTTTAGTCGCAGACCCATCATCAGGGACTGTTACTACTATTTTATCATTAGTTCCTCTCTCGAAAGTTAGAACAATATCTATACCTGCTTTATTTGCAGCAGATGGTGTTCCATAATCACCTTCTAAGATTAACTCTTTGAATAATGCATTTGCGTTTTCTGCTGTAGAGGTGCCTGCTGCTGAGTCTTCAGAAGCTATAGTACAAGAAAACGAATACTCTCTAGCTTGTTCTCTTAATTCATTTGGACCTCTGTGTCTGCCATGTATCGGTTTTACATAATATCTTGGCTCTACACCATTTGAAATACCTAAACTAAAACTTCTTACTCTAGCAAAAGTAATTCCATGCATTTTTAATTCACCTTGTGAAAAATAATAGGGTTCAGTAGTTGCAAAACTTTTATTTACAGAACCACTACCTACAGTTAAAGGATTACCAATTGCACCTGAACCTATTGTTTGCATCATATGAAAAAATGGAAGTTCACTAGCTGCTGGACCACCAGGATATTGTTGTGTCAAATCATTAGTCACACCTTCATAATCCCCTTGGTTATGTACCATTCCCATAAAAGGAACTGTGTCCCAACTGTATGATACTAATCCACCTTCTTCTCCAGTTAGTGTTGCACTGTCTATCATTCCACCATAGTAACTTCTTGTAAATTCATTGCTTTCATCGGTATCTACCATTTTTATATTCCATGATAGAGTATCTAGGTTAGTTGTTTCACTAATTAAGTGTTTGTAATAAGACAAGCTCGTCACTTTTTTCAATGTTACTGATGAATGAGCAAAGTTTAACGGATAATCTAATCTAATTTCATCACTTGATTTAGACACAACTCTTCTTATTTCTTGAGTTGTTGCATTTGTCATTACTTGACTTGAGCCAATATATCCAAAAACTAAAATATCATCAGCCGATATATTTGTACCTGATGAAGTTGTGCAGAAGATATCTCCCTTAGATGCTGTTGCTGTTGGATTACCTGATATAGCCGCTATTGCATCAGAATTATCTGATTGAAAAGCAGCTGTCTGTACATTTCCAATAGGGAATCTTAGTGGTGTCCCGTCTAAAAGAACGAATCCACCAACAGACCCACTATAAGATTGTTGTCCACTATATGCGATACCAAAGTTTCTTTTTGCACTCTCACCTAGTAGTCTTCTACCTTCAATTGACATCTCTGGGTCAGGTACATCAACTGTTTCATAAACTCCTGGCACCCAATGTATTAATTGGTCATTTGCTGCCGCTGTCACGCTATCTACTTCTTTTACTTCTTGGCTCGCAACAACTGGGAAAGCTAATGGCACATCTAAAAATAATACGTTAGCTGAAGAATCTAATTTTTCTACTCTTCTTATTTGAGAGTTGTTTGCTTCATTACCTATACGTATAAAATCTCCTACTTGAACTGTTCCTGTTGCAGTAGGCACAGCAGCCACACTTATTTGTCTGTCTCCTGGACTAGCTGCAGATGACATAGTTGTAGAGTATCCACTACTTGTTTCTGTTGTGTTAGACGCAAGTTCAGGACGACCACCCTGTCCGTGCTCAGTTCCGTATGTAAATTGTGCTTGGTCTGACCGATAAACTGCCATATTAATCTCCTTCTATTTATTATACTAATCTGTTAGGTAATTTCTAACAAAACAGCATTATTAACTAATTCAATATCCACTGTGCCCACCCACACATTTGCTTGTTCAGAGTTGTCTTCAGCGAATTGATTGAATGTAATTCTTTGAAAATTAGTTAAACTGTGCACTCTAGCGTGACATATTCTTCTAATCTCTCTCATTAAGTTATATAATTTTTGCCGACTATCTTTTGTATATACCTCTAATACCACTCTATAAACTCTGTTTCCATATTTATAGTTGGCGATTGGAGTCTCTTGTATTTCAGGTGAACCTGCCCTACCTATAATATAGTCAGCTCTATTTAAATTAAATCGCACAGGGTCATTTGCACCTGTGACTTCAATATAATTTGGTTCAGTTACGTTACTAGCGTTCCATTGTGAGTCTAACTCATCTAAAACTTCACTAGCTGGCATTGGTTCATTTGGCATTAAAACACCTCAAAAGCTCTTAAGCTATCTAATACATCCATACTTTCTTGAGTAAATTGATTTACTTTTTCACTAATTGAAACTCTATCTAATCCACTCACTGTAACATCTCCAAAGTCGGCGTTTCTTAAAATGTCTGCAGCAACTAATTTTTTGCAAACCTCTGTAATTAAAGCACCTTCTCTTGTGTCTGTGTGTATATCTTTTCCGTACAGATAATCTACTTTGATTGGTTGTGTAAACTCTCCCCCACCAAACCTAAACAATGGTGCATTATAAGATGTGAATCTAGCAGGTAATAAAAAGTATCTTGAAAAATGCAACATACCTGTATCTTTAATTAAAAAGAAATCACTTTTTCTACCTTGTGTTTTAGTATCATAATTACCACCGTTCCAAATTTTAAAATTTACAATTTTATATGGGTCAGCTTTATCTAGTTTAAAACCGTTAATATTGAACTCGTGATATTCATTGTATGCAATGTTAGGTCTCCAAGACTTTCTTGTAATATGGTCTATCTTACTTTCTGCTTCATTAATTAAAGTTTCTACAGTTTTTAGAGATGGTGTTGTGCTACTTGTAAAGTTATCGCTACCGAGCACACCTTCTAGTTGTAATAGACTGTATACATCAGGAGGGGCACAATAAGTATTAATCCCTCTCTTTTTAATGCTTTTTATTGAAGGTGCTGTAGTAACAGAAGTTGGACTACTTATACGTATCCAAAAAGCACTTTCACTATCAATAGTTGTAGTCGCCCAATTTGCAAGTCTACCTACAGGTATTTGTTCTGCTCCGTCCCCTGAAAAACTATACATAGTGTCTTCATTATCATCTGGGTCAAGTTGGTATGATGCCGATAAAGGTGTAAATTCAGTAAACGCTGAACCGTTCCAGTATTCATATTTAAGTGTACCTAAGCTACCGTTACTTGCTAACTCAAATACTGCCATATCAAATCTAGAAGCATCTCCTAAATACAAAAAATCATCAGTACCTTCTAGCACTGAAAACGCAGTTCCCCCTGGTGATTGAGCTTCTAATGTTTTATCAGTAAATGAACTGCCATCAAAAACTTCTACAAAGTCAAAATATGGTGTTGCCGATGTTGGCATTTTTTAAGCCTCCGAATTATCCTCCGTTATTTCATCTGACTTTTCTTCGGCTATTTCTTCTGCTATATCTTCTGGAACAGTTCCAAGTTTACCTCTTAGGTAAGCTGCCGCCCCGTCCACTTGTTGTATTCTTGCAATTAATGTTTGTCTTTGAGTATCTAAACTTGCAAGTTGGGTTCTTAGTTCTTGACCCTCTTTTTCTAATGTTTCTAAATCTTTTTTAAGCTCTTCTTGCATTACGCATTTCTCCTAGAACTAATGCCTCTTTTTATAGAGGTTCTTCGTTTTCTTTGTGGTGGTGGTTCTCCCCAAACTGGTCTAAAACCATTTAAGAATGGTAGGCAATTACTTATATGTAAATAATACCCTTCTTCTTTTTTTGCTTGCCATACTTCTCTGCATTCCTCAGAAGCATCTCTGTATGGTTCCACCATTTCGTTAAAACCACTTACGTAAAGTATATCATCACCCGTAAGGATGTTAGTGTTTAATAAAAAAGGTTTTCCTCTTCTTAATAAACTCTTGATTTTTTTTTCTACGGTTTTGGTTCTAGAATAATGTTTCTTATAAGTTAAGACTGGAAACTCTACGTAATCATCATCTTGCCACCACTTCGGGTCATTCCAATAATGTTTATGTATTTTGTCTCGTATCGGCATATATTCTCTCCTATTACTTTGTTCTGTAATAAGTATTATACGCTTTTACTATTTCTATGTCAATCCCTAAAACATTATCCATGTCTTATTATACTAATTTTTTTTAATATTCTCTTAAAATATCTATTATAGTTTGGTCAGTGTAACTTAATGCTTTTAGTCTTTCTGCAGTTGCCAACATCTGTGGTAATTTTTGTACCCACCCAGCTTTAAGTGTAAACCCTGCTATCCATGTTTGTTCTTGCGTTGTGTAATCATTCGCATCTGTATCG